NCTGGGGTCTATCCCACCATACTTATCGGTATAAATCAGGAAGCCACTAAGGGCATGAGTTAAATCCCTGAGTCCCTCCTCCCTGGTCATATCTCTTTCTAGTTCTTCGGAAATCTCGGAGGGAAGACGGCTCCACGCTTCCATTAAATCAACATCTTTATAACCTAACGGAAACAGAACACCCATGCGGACTTTTCTTATGGCTTCGGCTTCAGTATAGGACTCGCCGTATTGTTCCTTCATGGCTTGAACTTCGTCTGGATGTGGCTCAGGATAGCGTTCGTAGGCAGCCTTAGCTTCTGCTTCTAATCTTTCTCTCTTCTCCCTTGCCCTGCTACGCTTTGCCTTATATTCTTCCCTTGCTACTCTGATTTCCTCTAAGCCTATTTCACGGGCTGAATATGTAGGAAAAGGACTTCCATACACCATTTAAAACCCCAAAGTCTGAATTCTTGGTGCAAAAGCATAGGGTCTCTCCCCTCGCTCTCGCCAACCCAATGACCACCATTGTTCTTCCAGTTCTCCCTGTTTCTTCTGCAACCATTTAGCCCAACTTTTTTCTATCTTCTCAGCCTCCTCAGCAGCATACTCAGCACTTCTGTAACCTTTATAAGTCTCTAATCTAGCCTCAAACCTATGCACTAAAGAGGGAAACATACTTTCAAACCAATCCATATAAGGACGAGTACCTTCCAATCCCTCTAACGTCTCATAAAAAGCAGGTCTATATCTTGGTTGGGGCTGAATTCCACCCCATACTTGCTCCCGCATCATCGCCTCATATTTAGCCGATAGGTCATCCTCATAATCCCGCTTTGGGCGTTTGTATAGTGCCCTTACTGCCGGGGGTTCATAGAGTAAAGTAGTCCCATATTCACCAAGGCGGCCCCATTTCTTACCTATTAGCTCAATTGGCTCAGGCATTGCCCATCCTCCCTAAATAGTTCTTATACATTTCATTCCAGTAATCCCTGGTTTTCGACCTTCTGGGATAACTAAGCCTTTGGTTGGGCTGATAGGTATTAGGTTGTGCGGGGCGAGGATGCCCACTGCCTAGACTCGCTCCTCTTCTCTCGAATGCGTATGGTTCTATATCCTTAATCAGTTGGGGGAACTCTTCCACCTGAGGCCTCCATTTGCTCTTGTTCCATCATCTCATTAAATTCTTGTCTCATTAGTCTGGCGTCCTCTTGCCTACCTTGCTTCATCAGGGTTTCGTATGCTCGCCTTATAGCAAACTTAGGGCTGTGTTCTGCTACCTCAATAGCAGCCTGGTCTGCCAGTCCTTTCGGGTCAGGCCACTTCAGGATATGCTCCCACACTGCAAGCTCTGGTATGCCAAGTCTCCTTGCCATTTCAGCTACATAATAGGATGCCAGTTTTGTCCACTGAGTTTCTGCCGTATGTTCAACCTTAATTATATGTGGTTTCTTCAGGTCAATTGGTGTAACTGTGGTCTGATAATATTTCCTCTCTTTCTCACTTTTAACATCCACTTTAATGTTGCCATATAACAATTGTTCCTCAATCATATAGCAGATAGCAGTATAAAGGCGGTCTAATAGTCTTAATTGTGGGCCGAAAACCCTGCTTCTAGCTTCCTCAATTATGCCCAAAGCCGTGCCAGATGCAGGGGGTGAACTTAATTCAAGGGCAGGTAGACTACCCTGCTCCTCCCACATCCTTATCAAATTCATCGCACTCACCAATGTTGGCGAGATTTCCTTGAGGGGAGATGCCTCCAATCTATTTGTTTCCTCAGGGATATCTATCATCATCTCAGGGTGGAGGATTGTATCTCCTAAATCGGTCTTACCATCCTTTTTGTAATAGTTTAGAATGGGTTGTTGATATAAAAGCTTAGCGTGGGTAAACCACATTGAGGCGAACTTATCTTTTAAGGGATAGATAGGCCTATTGGCGGCATAAATACTATCACCATACCTTTCGGTCATGGCTACTTCGCCAGTAATAACCAATGGTCTGGTTGATACCGGCATAACTAAAACGGGAATTGACGGTAGATTATGAAGAGTAGGTTTTATTAGAAAGGTATCTTCGCAGACAACTGCATTCCATATTTCCCCTGACTTGCCCCACCATCGTTCAAAAACTGGTAAACTATCCTTTTCCTTGCCTATCAGTTTCCCCCACCAGGCAGATTCGGATTTATAACCGTAGGAGTTGTATAAATCGTCCTTTGAGCGGAATGTTTTGTAGGATGTCATGGCTAAACCATCGCCACTGACATCAAAAACGAGCCATCTGGGGTCTAATGGCGTATAATCAAAGATAACATCCTTGCCTGACTTATAATTTAATATCCTAGCGGCTGCCCATCCCCTAATTAGGGCTGACCAAATGAGATAATCCCGTAAAACGGGCATAAGCATCCTCACTAACCGCTTATCAGCAGTTTCAAGGGCAAAATCAAGCAGCATCTCCAACTTGGTAATGTCATCTCTCTTGTCTTCACCCTCTTTTTCTGCCATTCTAATACTAATCTGACGCTCAGCAGCCGATAATTTGGTTTGCACACTATCAGCAAAGGTGCGTGGCGCGTTAGAAGTTACATTTATGGCAGTTGGCCCCTCCTCATATTTAGCTGCCTCCATGTCCCAGAGCCTGAAGTCGGCATCCATTCTCTTGAAACGGTTAGCAAACTCCTTATCTTCCTTACCCTTGAACTCTTTTGCTATTTCCGAAGGTGTGATTTCTACCAAATTCTTTTCCCCCTAATATAAGCGTGCATTTCACGCTTAATTCCGACATGTTTTAACATTTCATTTACCAGCATAAGACTAATAACAGTATCCCCGTGTGTCTTGCCCGTAGGCTCTGGATAGCCTCTTACCCACTGGTATTCCATTAACTCTTTAATCTGGGGCTTGAAACGGGTGATTAAGCTGCTATTGTTAATGTTTTCAATTAACTTAACAACTAGTTCTCTTTTGTTTGGTCGGGTAAGTGCCCAACCAGACTTTTCCCTCTTAGTATCACCATAGAAAAGGTTGGGATAACCCAATGCAATCAATTTATCCAAAACAGCCCTGCCGATACCAATGTTGTCAATACATAAAAGCGGGCTAAAGTATTCTCGGCATAGCCTATCGCACTCAAAGGCAAAGGCATCAGTCCCGATAGTATTGCTGTAAATAACAGCAGCAACCTCAGACTCTAACCCATACTTACCAGCAATTACTAAACAGGAATAATCTAACCCTACACCCTCACCAACATCAGCAGCCGCAGCGTATGCAACCCCTACCCTGGGAGGATGTAGTATATAAATAAAGCCCTGCCTGATTTCGGGGCTTTCAAGTGCATTCTCCCATAAGGTTTTAAGCGTATCTTCGTTAAAGCAAGATTGTTGCGAAATCGGACTCAGGAATTCCTCTAAGTTGTTAGGAAAATTCTTGCCCATTACCCAAGGGGTATCCTTGAACTGCAACTTTGTCTCTTCATACCATGCCTGGTCTCTATTTGGTCTAACATGGTATGGGAAAAAATATGGCTTAAAGCTATTTTGCCCATTGAATGCCCCCTCTAAAAGCTGCTTGAAGAAACTATCGGGCTCCTCAATATTCTTGGTTGAGACAATCACTAACTTCCTGTCTGGTGCATCAACTACTGTGGCATAAGTATGAGTAAAATTAGTCTGAGCATATTCATGGAAATCAAATTCATCATGTATGACCAAGGATGCTGTCTCACCAATACCCGCTTTTTCCGTAGAGGGGAGAGCCGTTATCCTTGCTTCTAACTCCTTGAACCCAAACGACTCTAAGGAAGAAGGCTCTATAGTATATAACTTCATCCACTCAGGTAAATTGTTGTATATCGCCTTGCACTTAAAAAGAAGCCTCTGAGCTTCCTTCTCCCCCCCACTTAATGTCAGAACATTAGCACCAAATGTTACATATATATGCCAAACAGCAAATAACGCCAGAGTCCATGAAATCCCAATCTGCTTCGCCTTCCCAACTATTATTAGCTTCTGGCTCTGTAACCCCCTCAAAAAATCAACCAGATGCGGCCATAATTCATACTCTAAACTTAATTGCCCAGGCTCCTGTATCTTTACATACTTCGCAAACTCCACAACATCTGGTATTAACTTCGCAAATTCTTCTATATGCTGAGATTTCATGTTTAGCCATTAATCGGAGCGCCATTATAATCAATGTCCGCCTTGCGAATACCCCATGACCTGTTATGCACAATATTCAATTTACCCTGCGGTTCAGCATATTTCCTTAAATCGTATTCAACCGCTGAACATGATGCGCAAACTTCGGTATTTACTGTTTGCCGTCCACAATATCTGCACTCCATTCATTCCCCCTTTCGTTATGTAAGGTAAGGTATTTTCCCTATACAGGATATGCGGGGGTTAATGAACCAAAAATGGATTTAACTTTCGCACAAAGGCATTCACCACACTTCGGGCAAATCAAACTGCGGCACCTTGAACACCGCCTTGTTCCATCCGGACTAAACTCATACCCGCAAGTTCGGCATCTCTGTAATTCCGCCGTTGCAGTTGGCATCCTTACCCCTTCCATGCGATATAAAACCACATTCCCCATGTTCTTCTATCGGAAGAACTGCCCAGCCACGCCCCCCACATCCGTAACAAGGTATTAATATCGGAACAAGGTTATCACTTAGCCCTACGCAGATTCCCGCTCTCCCATAACATATAGGACAAATAATTGATTCCATTATCCCCCTCCTTATTATGTAAAGTTGGTATTTTTGTTTAGTGAATTCTGTAGGCTACCCTTGCTGATATTCGTAATCTTGCTAATAATGGTGGTTGGGTATCATTCGTAGTAGTAATGCAAAGAATCTACACGGAAGCAGGTATGAGAAGCCACAGGATGCAAAATAAGGCGGTTAGGGGGACAGACTAAGGGAATCCTATACCGTGTAGGGTTTGTATCTAATGACCGCACTATTATTCTTATGCAAAGTCAGGTATGGGTTGGCCATCCGCATCTAGCAGAGGGATGGTAGTTTGAATTAGCCTTTTACCCCTTTGCACCAATACGGTCTCCCCAACCTTATGAATGGCGGGATTATACAGGGGAAGTGTCGTTTTCTCGGGGGGCTTACTTTCAATGGACTTGATGAGTTGGCGTAACTCCCCCAATTTGGGTTTAACAGGGTTTAACATATCGGGTTTAACAGAACGCCTTGCTCTCATATAGTTCCGTAAATAATTATTGTAGTCCTCCCTATTCTTGTATGGCATCATCCCCCTCTTCTAATAATGGCCTTTCGGGATTCTCAAGCTCTATTTTGCGACGTGCCATCCCCTCAATTAGAAACTTTAGCTCTGGGAGAGTTACATCAAGATTGGCCTTCAGGTCAATGTCTGTTTGTTGCTTGGGTTTTCCTAAACGCCTGTCAATTAAGTAAATCTGTGCCTCGCGGTCGCCTTTCACGGCTCGGTCAATCAATGCCTCAAAGATAGCTGGTAACTTCTGGTCAATCCTATCTAATGCTTCATTAACCATAGTCTTAGCAGCTTTGGGTCTACCCCCCTGGTCACCACCGTGTTTTCCCATTGCTTTTATATTTAGCTTACTTGGCTAAAGCTCTCCTCTTTGTATCTATTGAAACAGGGTAAAATACCATAACCTGTATTCGCTTATATAGTTTAGTTCTTTTTATAGTTTTCATTTTGGCACGCTGAGCGTAGCAATCGGGCGTCTTCTATCTTGTTACTCCCTTGCTCTCATCAGTCTGGTTATCCTTGCCAACCCCTACCACCCTCTTCATTATTAACAACACGCTTTACCCACCGGCAATTCATGCAGAGGGTCTGATAACCTTCAGGATAGCCGTTGCGTTTAAGCCACCTGTAAATACCCTGACCTGATTTATAGCCATACTTCCCCTACTTTTTCTGATTTTGTCTTTCCTCTATAAATTCAATAAGCCATGACGGTTCTAACCATAATCTGTCAAAGTCCGACCGTCCACAGTTAATACACCTAGTGGTATCATCAGGGTTTACTCTATAACAGTGTCTACAGACCTTCATATATACCTCTTATATAGGAAGCTAACGCCTTAAGGGCAAAGGTTTAGCGATAGCCCCAGGTAGTGGTGGTCTCAGTGAGTCTTCAATCTTAGCTTGCTGGGGCTACACGTAGTTTCCTACCATTCCCTTCGCTGTCTAATGCCGTCAGCGCAACTACTTTCTCACCCTTCAGCAACAGCCTTCCCTCACCCCAGCAAGCGTTACACGGTAGCGGTAGTACTAAAGTACTATTGACACGTGGTATTGACTTATGATATGCTTTAATCAAAAGGATAGGAGGTAAGGAAATGAGTTATAAGTGCCCGAAATGTGGGGGAAGGGTTAAGGGCAACGGCAAGCCAAATCAATGTCAAAAATGTGGGGCTTTTAATCCATAGGCCTAAAACTAAATAGGGGGTAAGCATGGGCAAGAAAAAAGACGAACCAAAATGGGTTTACCTAGATAAGAGCGGCAAGGAGGTGATGCCAGAGGATATGAAGGAAGGGAAGGTTTATAAATTAGCTGTTAGAAGGAGGTAAGAGATGGACTATACTAATGGTGAATGGAAAGTTAAGGATAGTTCTGCGGGCGGATTAGTTATGGCGGGC